TCGGGAGTCATTTGAACCGTGGTTGTTTGATTACCTGATGATTTACCGCCGCCCATGATTAAACTCCTTTACCCAGCCCAGCAGGGCTTTTAGTTGATTGATTATCCCATTGACTTGTGGTATTTGGGTAAGGATTTGGCAAACCAGAAGTTGCACCATCTATAGGCGCAACAAATCCAGCATTTACAGGGTTCATGCCAGTATTTCCATTGGTATTGGGTTGACCCATTGTTGGTTGTCCAGATGTAGCAGCCATACTAGCTTTACCAGATCCACTAGGCGTACTGGGCGAAACTCCCGCACCCTTGCTAGCTGGTGTCGAAGATTGAGGAGATTGAACTTGTGCTGAAGGTGCGCCCATGGTTTATTCCTTATGTTTTAATAATAAAGTATATACCTCTATATGGAGGTAAGTTGGCGTTTGTTGCAGAAACACCTGTTGAAGCATTTGTAACAGAACCTGTAATAGTTCCTGATGGAGTGCCAGCCGATACACTTGCTGTGTTAAGAATATAAGCTGGAACTACATTACTTGGCAACACAGCAGTTGGTGAACCACTACTACTTCCCCCATTATTAAGAGGCATTGAATGTGAATGTCCTGGCAATGCATTGCCACTAAAAGTTAAATTGTTAGTTGTAGTATGCGTGTGACTTACTACAACAGCATCGGCTGAACCACCTGAAGCATTTAACGCATATGTAGTTCCAGCGCCTATTGGCATCCGATCTCTAAAATCAGGCAGATTAAAAGTTGTTGCTCCATCTCCTACGCCAAAAGTTGTTCCAATTACAGCAAATAAAGTTGCATATGTAGTTCTTGAAACTGCGGCTCCTGCACATAATAAATATCCAGTTGGAGCAGTTGCCGTTGACCACATTAATAACATACCACTAGGTGTAGCATTTGCTATTGCTGTAGTTGTTTCTGTTGTGGAATAAACACTCAAATTAGTTCTTGCATCAGTAGCAGTAGCCGCATTTGTTCCCCCTTTGGAAATAGGAACAACAGCATTAAGTTGAGTTGGTGGTACGCCACCAGAAGAATCCAAACTGTTTGAAAAGTTGGCTAGGTTAATTGCTTGGGTCATTTTTTGCCTTTCAGCAGTTTTATTTCACGTTTCAATTTGTTTATTTCTTTTTTCATTGAATTAAACATATCCATAATTGTTGGAGGATTATCGATTACAACTGGCATATCCATACCAAGTACAGCGGCAGCACTTACTGATGATGCAGAAGCTTCACCAGAACTGTTAAAAGATACAAATTGTGCAGGTTGCCCACTAAAACTAAGACCGCCCACCAATGTAAAGTTATAGAGTAATGCGCTAGATCCAGACATTGTGTAATCTGTACCAGGTCGCAATAAACATCCACAGAAAAACATCAAGTGAGAGTTGCGATAAAACTGAGTTGGAAACACTACGTTTGTTGAAGCATATGATGTAGTTGTGTAATTTTCTTGAAATATTAAAACATTTGCATTGTTAAAAGAAAATACAACAATAGTCATTGTTCCACCAGTTGATGGTGTGTTTAATCTATATCCTTGATTTGTTCCTCTATAACCATAATCAGCATCCACAATCATAGCGCCGTTTAAAAATAAAACTTCAGCGCCGTCAGTGTAGCTAGTAACAATATCGGTTTGCCCATTTGTTAAAGTTACAGTAGATGTTGTAAAAGGAACTTTGTCTAAAGATGTTGTTGCATCAATCAATCGTATGTAATAAATTGCAATCTTATCGCCTACCGTACATGCATTTGTAAAAGTAACATTTGTTGTTGTACGAGTGTAATCAGTACCTGGTACAAGAAAACAACCATTTCTAAAAACTAATATTTGATTTGTTTGAGTGTTAGAAAATGTAAATACAGTTTGACCAGCAGTTGCAGTAGTCAACATTGAACTATATCTCACTTGATCAGCGGTTGTAGTTTGTTGAACTCTACCAAATTGATCTACAGTTATTGCCGCTGTTAATGCAGGATTAAAAGTAAAACCACCTGTACCACTACCTTGACCATATGGATTTAAATTTAAATTAACAAGTCCATCATTACCTACACTTGAATATCCAATTCTTCCATCTGTTGGACTACTGATATTTACAACAACAGAACCTGATCTTGCATATACGTCAATGTAAGGAGCAGTAACAATTGTTTGTCCAGAAATATTCTGCCAACCAGAAGAATCGGGAGCATCAATAGACAAACTGAACAATGCGGTTGAATTGCCTGATGTTCTTACCCATAATGTAACCGTGGTTAAAAACGTGCCTCCAGCAGCAAACCAAACATAATCAGCAGGATTATTGTCTACAGTAGTTACTTCAGAAGCTTGTAATCCAAAATATGTTTTACCAGTAGGATCATTAGTTATTCCACTGCCTGTTATTGAATCGGCATATCTAACTAACAAATAACGATATGGTGATTGAATAAGTAAAGGACTTGTTGACACAATACCAAGATCACTTGTTGGACCCAATGTGGCAACATCAATATTTAATACAGATCCTGGCGTGTATTTGATATACCCAATCGGATTAGATGTAGCAGGAATAAACGATATGTTTCTACCGCCCCAACAGCGATAGTACAAGTTATATGTTGTTCCAAAAGCAAACGGTGACCATTCAAAGGCGCTTGGATCTGTAGGAATCGTTCCATCTGTTGTGGTAGCAACACCATAGAAAGTTGCGTTGGTAATCGTGTCGCCAAAACCAGTTGTCCCCACGCTGTTGGTGGCAAACTTAACTGACATGTATTGGTTAAAAACAGCAAATGGATTATCCAGATCTATAGATCTAACAGGCACAACCTGCCAATTTTGATTGGCATCTGGAGCATTTTGCGATATAGCAAAATTTGCATGACGGCCACCAGAAGTTACAACCCAAAGAACCTTGGTAGCCCCAAAACCACCTGTAGCTTCAAACCATGTATATTGCGCTGGGTCTGTACTTTCAGTAACAGTGTTACTATTTAATAAACCAAAATATAAACGGCTATAAGGGTTATCACTAAAATTTAATCCAGCTGTGTTATCTGCGTATTTAACATAAACATATCTATATTGGAATTGCAGCAAATCACCTGGAGTATTACTAATAAATCCAGTAGTCGTGTTATTGTTGACAACAGAACTTCCCGCAGGTGTTTGCGGAGATAAATTGCCCAACAAATAGTTGACCGCCTCAGAAATCTCTGATGGTGATGGATCGCTGTTAATAAGAAATGGCATTAAAAAGCATCCTCAACAACAGTGGCTTGCCAATTCATGGCTGTCAAATTCCATGTATTACTGGCATCATTTGATTCTACTTTGATTGATACAGTGCGTACAGATTGTTGTTGAGTAGTAACCCAAGGATTGTCGGTAACAATACTGACAACACCTGTTTGGCCGTACACGGCAGATTGAGCAGTAGAGTTTGCGCCGCCAAGAGTAATGTTGATTGTTCCTGTGCCAGCAATTTCAGGCAAAGCACGGTGTATATATGTTTTACAGGAATAAGGTACTGGACCTTTTTCTGTTTGTAAAACTACATTATTTCTTTCAAACAAAGCGGGAATTGCAGATCCATTGAATGAATTCCCTTGGCCAGTTTGGCGTAATTGAGAGCTTGCTGTACCACCGATTCCATACGTCACGCATCTAGTGGCATATTGAAAAGTGCTAGACGTAGTGTTATACACAGGAGCTTCACAAGCATTACAAGCATTGCCAACATCTTTGGGTGCGTTCCAAACATTTAAGTCATAGCGCCAAGACAACATCTTGTTACACCAGCCAGTGCTATTCAGATCTGGGTAATAGATTTCTATTTGATATTTTTGAGTGTTGTTCACCATGAACAACCGATCTTGATAAGTCGGGTTCAAATTAGAAAAGAAATAGTTTCTAACCTTTTGGTTGCCAAGTGAATTGAAATTGGATCCATCAAATACCCAAATGTCTCGACTATCAATCCCGTAGACATTTTGATCTGTATTTGCCCAGCAATTGTTGTTCAATAACCCACGGCCTTGGTTAAATAACCTGACACCAAAAATAGGCGCTGTGGTGCTTTGATAAGCAATTGGGCTAAAAACAACTGTGTCCCAATAAGAGCAAACATAGAAATTGCCACCAAGGAAAAAACCATCAATTAAAGGCCCACGCACGGGCACTTCTTGTTCGTTGGCTATGTTGCTTAGAGTTGGAACCCAAGTGGCTGGAACGCCTGTATTAGCAAAGGCTTGTGACCATCTGACGGTGGTTGGATAGTTAACAGTGATTCCAGTTGACAGATCTTGCGTCAAATTGCCAGCAATTAATATGTTGCCTACGTTTGGTGCACAAAAATTCCTTACAAATGCAGCACGGGTAGCATTGATTCCAGTGCCGTAATTCCAAACAAAATTGTCTGGTGCAGTATCATAAATTTTTATTTCAGTATCTGTTGGACGGTAATACATTGGAGGACGAAGTGTGTCATTTATAAAAAAGACACTTCCAACCCATGACGTAGTAATATTTAAATCATCGTTATATCCAGACAAAGCTACTGAAGGATTAGCGCCATAACCTGGGGTTATATTAACAATACCTGAAGCTGTAAGCATATACCAACGACCTTCACGGGTAGCTGCAATATATACCCAAGTGGCACTGTCTCTATAATTGCCATCAATGAAAATAACATTACCAGGTATTGTTGATAAAAATGCTTGATCACCGTTGACTTTTTTCATGCCACGCACATCAGCTTCTACGTTTAAGCCGCTGTTGTATTCATTAGGACCAAGTGCATTACTGGGCACATCAGGCGTAAAGCTCATGTTTACAAAAGGTGTGCGTAAACGGCTATAGTCAGACATACTTATCCTTTAGAAAAACATTAAAAAGTTGCCTGTAGCCCCGCTTGGATTGTAGGTAGAAAAATTCCAACCTGTATTACCACCGCCATCAACGTTGTTATATGGGGCGTTTGTTGGCGCTCTCCAAGTTGCGCCTCCTGTAGCAATAATGTTTGCTATTGTTTGATAGCTAGTAATTACTGTTCCACCTGTTTTGCTTAAAGTTGCCATCCCACTTGGATATGTACCTAAATATCCGTTTCCTCCGCTGTCTCCATATAAACTTAAATTGGTTACATTTAATGTTGATGTGCCATAAAGATAAACAATGCACGTTGTTGTAGTTGTAAGGTTTGTTATTGTTTGAGTTGATGAAGCACTTCCAATAATGACAGAACCAGTAGTTGTAACAGTTGGAATAGTGATACTTGGAGTATTAACTGTGTAACCACTACCAGTTAAAGTAAATCCAGAAAAATTTGTAGTTGTGCCTGTTGCAGAACCTATAAACTGTCCACTATTTATAGTTAGAGTAGAATTAATTGTTAAAGTTTTTGTATTTGAATTATTAAAATTAAAAGTTCCAACACCTAAACTAAATCCATTGGTTGAAAATGTTCCGTTTGTTAATGTAAATGTTACAGATGTACTTACTGCCGCAGATAATTGCCAAGATCCACCAACACCATCAAATATAATATTATATCCAGAAGATAAATAAATATTTCTTGCGGTTGCGCTTGTTGATGCAAATGTTAATACACCAAATGGATTTGCAGATGAAGTGGTACTAACACCTCCAAAAAATCCACCGTATATTGTGCGTCCTGTCGCCCCACCAGAAAGAGTTATGGAAGAACTGGGTAAAACACCTAAATCCGCAATTTTATTTGTATTTGCAAGAACTACTGTTGGTGCTGAACCAAAGAAAAACGACATTGCATTGGCTTCTGCCCCTGCGGTTGTTCCATGCAAAACAGTTAATGTAGAAGCAGAAGTATTTGTTCCTGTAAATTGAACTGATGGGTTTCCTATTTTTGTAAATCCTGTGGCTGTAGCACAATCCCAATAAGTACCAGTTCCTGTATTGGTATTTTTAATAATACTTAAACTAGTAGATCCAGAAATACTTCTTGTATTAGAATTGTTTGAAGAGAAATTACCATAATGAGTTAGTGTTTTATCATTTAAATCAAGTGTGCCAGATAACAGTGTTATTGTTCTGGCATTTG